TGAGGAAGGGCCGGACAGGCCCGAGTGCACACAACAAAAAGCACATCGCCCATGTAGTGAGTATTGGGGAGCAAGGCTTTCGGCCTAAGGACTCGATGCCATCAATGGGAACCGCCCTTGAACCACGAGACCGCGTGGTTCAAGGAATCCCCGCCCTTTAGGACGGGGAGGAAGTCAACGCCCAACGCACATCGCGTACTCTTTCTCGCGCCGCTTCACCAAGCCATCGACCTTTCGACCGCCTGCGTAGACCCAGCGCTTCAGCTCGGAGCACGCACCTTCGTAGTCGCCCGAGTTGAGCTTCCTGACAAGCGTCGACGTACAGAAGGCTTTGGTACCGACGTTGTATGCGAAGGACGTGTAGGCGTCATACTCGCCTTGCGTCAGCGGCACAGTCACGCACGTGCCGATCGCGCTCTCAGCCTTGCCGACATCTCGATTCAGCCTCTCAAGCGCATGAGGCACGGTTATCTTGTCGCCCATCTTCACGCCCTCGGTCGAGCCAAAACCAATGGTCGGCACGTCGCCCGGCACAGGTATGTAAGCCTCGCCCCGATAACCCTCATAACCCGCAATGGCAAGCAGCCCTGCCGCAGAAAGCGACAAGGCCCCCGCCGCGAGTCTCTTCTTAAGACTCACTCTTCTCTCCCTTCACCTTCGCGATCGCCTGGATCATCGCGCCACGGTCGACGCGCTGATTGACCGGCACAACCGTGCTCGGCTTCTTCCGTTTTGCAAAACTGATGAGATAGAGCACAAACTCAATCACCTTCGGCAAGCACCCAAGGATCATTACGATCAGGTAAACGCACGTGAGCACGCTTACCCATGTCTCAACGGGAAAGCCATACACACTCAGGCCCGTGACTGCTACACCCGGGGACGCCTTAACCGCACCCGAGGCCGTACCGGATGAAAGCATGGCAACAAATCTCTTGATCGGGCTACTTTGTTCATCGCACATGAAAGCTCCTAAAAAAGAACCCCCGAGCTGTTTATCAACTCGGGGGTTTTGCTATTTGGCGTCCCTATCAGTCTCTGTAGGCGTAGTGATAGATATCGCTGTTTCCGCCTGCTGTGAAGTCATGTCCTAAAAGGAAGCGGAAGCTATACGAACCTGCCGAGAGGAAGAACTGTTCACCTTCCCACGGGGAATATGAGATCGTAAGGGTTTCTGTGTCTAACGTTACTATGAAGGAGTCATAACTGCCGATATAAATGCCTGCTTTTCCTGTTCCATCTGCTTTTTTAAGACGGGGGGCCAAACTAGGGTAAAGTGAGGTATCGTTTTTTTGGAAGTCGACCATTTGAACTGTTGATGTTTCAGGGTCGATTACTCCTAGCGAGTACGGCACGTAGGCATCTACGGGATAGCCTAAGAAGTAAACCTTTTCGTCGACAGCGGTCATCGTTTGTACACGCGTTGAAATGGCCATCTCCGACCAAGTTTCGTAAGCTGTACTCCTTGCATACAACTTGGCTGTGTTGTATGCGGTGTACGCCGTCTTCTTTGTTGATGCACCGCTGTACATGTCGGATTCGCTGGGCCTTCTAGCCAACTCAATCGTGTATGTAGACAAATCAATCGTAGCGCCATTGGCACCAACGTAAAGCACTCGCGGTGTGATTCTGTCAAACAGCGGCAGACCAACCCCGTTGAACAAGGATGGGGAAAAACGACCAAACGTATGGAGCCGAACATCATTAGTCGCTACACTCCACCCATTGAAGAAATCCCTTGGTTTTACAAGCATCCGGTCTGAGTACCCGGATGTCGTGCCTCCTTGCATTACCGCATCACACTCTTCACCTTCCCAAAGCGGAGTTACAGAGGAGAAATCTTTTGCCACCCTATAGACACCATTTGTGCCCACAACGAGGCGGGGTGTCATATCAGACTCCTGACTATCCGTCTGCCTAAGAAGGCTTGCAAAGGGGCTCCATTCGAAAGACAGCGTCCCCGCAAGGTACAGTGTCTTCGGTCCATCAGGATCCCACCACACCTTCGCCTTTCCCCCGACGCCAACGTAGGCCTTCTTGACGACCTTGGCTTTGCCGTCGACACCTATATAGATAGTCTTCAGCTTCTTCGCTACGCCGCCTACGCCTGTATATGCAGTTTTTGCCATATCTCTTCTCGCAATAGAAAGGCCCGCAATGCGCGGGCCGTTGTCGTTTAGGCGGAAGCAGACATCGCCACCATGTTCTGGAACTCAAGCGCGGCCGCAATGCGCTCTTCAGGCGTCGGCATCGGTTCCTCCGGCTCCTTGTTGACCTGAGCTTCGATGTCTGCGAGAACGAGTTCCGCTTCTCGCGTGGGATCAATGCCCATCGCATCAGCGAGAGACGAGAGCGACTGCACCGTGTAGATCGTCTCGCCCAGAGCGTCGAGGATCAGGACGACCTTCAGACCCGAGGAGAGGCACGGGAAGTTCTTCTTGAGAGCTTCAGTGGTAGCGATCGCACCACTCGGGAAAAAATAAGTCTTCTTGCTGTCGGTAGCTTCGTCATAGAGACGAACGATTCGCTTATTGGCCATTACTTGTACTCCTCACCAGTGATTTCCTTGAACTGTTCCTTCGTGATAGCGCCCTTGGCAACGGCCACCTTGACCATCTCGACCGTCCAAAGACCCTTTCGGAAATTCCATTTGATTAGCTTGTAAGACATCTCTTACTCCTTATTTTTCGTAGATAAAAATGAAGTGACCCGTTTCAAGAGCCGTTGTGCCTGCGGTGACATCATCCGTAGCAGTGGTGGTGTAGTTGATGCCAACATCACCCTTCTCACCCCGCGGCCCTTGGATGCTCGTGAACTCTTCGCCGACAGTGAACGTGCTCGATGCTAACGACGCGATCTGAAAGACCTTGCCATCAGGATCAATCACCGTATCGCCGACCTTGATGTTCGTCTGTGGTGTAAGCGAAGAAAGTGCCGCTGTACCGCTTGCGCTCATGTTGGCCGACGTCAGGCGCACTTCGAAGGCGGCTACTTTTGCGTAGCCCTGAGCCTGCACGGCCGCAGACTGCGCGGCCTGCGCCTGAGCCGTGGCGGCGGCGACCTGCTGGTTGATCGTCTCCATGTCCGCGTTGATCTCTTCGCGAAAGCCGTCAGTGTTGATACCGGCTTGCTGAGCAATCTTCTTCGCCGCTTGCTGAGCAATCTTCTTCGCCTCTTCCGCCGTCGCATTCGCCGCGTTGGCCGTGCCCACGGCCTGAGTAGCCGAAATGCTTGCATTCTGAGCCGTCGTCTTCGCGGCATTGGCCGTCGTGACGGCCTGCTGAGCCGAATTAAGCGCAGAATTGGCCGTTGTGACTGCCTGAGAGGCATTATTAGATGCCTCAGTCGCCGCAGTGACGGCATTAGCCGCGTTGCTCTCAGCCTTTTTGATGCGCCCATCCCACGAATTGACGATGACGGTTAAGGTATTGACGCTACCAAGCGCAGAATTCGCAGTGGAGAGCGCCTCGACCGCATTTTGCTGAGCCGTATTCGCCGTGTTGAGCGCTTCGGTCGCCTTATTCAGCGCCTCGGTCGCATCGCCCGCGACCTCGACCATATAGTCGCCGAGGTCGTTGATCGCGTCCTCTGTCTGCGTAAGGACAGACTGGCCGCTAATTGAACCCGTGGGCGTTTTGACGTAATGAAATTGAAATTCCTTTGATGCCATATTACTGGATCCTTAGTACCCTGCCGCGTACCAGTTGCCGCCGTTGAAGCGGCGGATGTTGTACGAAAAGGAGCTGCCGTCCACAACCTTCGCAATCGTGTAGCAGTCGTCAGGATGACCGCCGCCCGTCGCCGTTAGCTGAAGCGAAACGGAATCGGGATATTTGAACGGAGTGACAAATTTCGCGGTGCCCGAACCGCCGCCAATCGTCCCGTGCTGTTCGATGAAGCCAGACTTCCACTTTCTGTACCACGTCGAGCCCGATCGATGCGTTTCAACAACATAGTCTTCAGATGCCGAAGAGCTGATCGCATTTTTTACCCACGCCGTGTTAGCGACCTGCTGAGAGCTATCACCGGAGGCGGCAGTTGGCACCGTAGGGGTTCCCGTAAAGGTCGGCGAAGCAACTGGGGCCGCCCCGATGTTCTTTCGGGCCTGCGCTTGCTGATTCGCGTTGAGACTTTGAGGCGTATGCTTGACGACATCCGCAACGGCCTCCTCAATCGCGTCATTCATGTCGCCTGAGCTCGTCACGCCGATATTGGTGCGCGCCTGAGCCTTCTGTTCATTGCTCAGGCTCTGCGCCTTGTCAAAAGCAACGAAGCCTTTGATGGCGTCTGCGAGTTGCTTGGCGACTTCTGAGGTGCTCTGAACGTCGATGTTTTTGCGCGCTCGCGCCTGATCAGAGGTTGTGAGAGACTGCGCCTTGTCATAGCGAACCTCACCGGCATCCTGATTCGACCAGTAGGCAGAATTTGCCGAATCAACAGGAGACTTGACTGTCGAAGACGGGCCGTTGGCCTTTAAGCAGCGATACTTAACCTCCCCGACCAACACTTCGTTCCCAGGCTCATAATCCAACGTAGTGCTGTAGTTCATCAGGCCGCCCTGCTGGTACCAAACAAGGAACGACGAAAGCAAGTAGAGAACCGAATTGAAGTCGTCTCGCTTTGGGGGAATTCCGCCCTCACCGATCGGCAAGGAGTTCCATTTGCCCCACCCCTCTTCCTGCGATAGCCTACCCGTTCCTGCCTCAAGCGCCGTCACCGGAACTGCGCTCCTGTCACCGTCTTGGGCAATGGGGCACGAAAGTAAAGTTTGAGGATATTTGCTCATGATTAATCCTTCACAAGGTTTGTTATTTGCGTAAAACGTCCTTCCAGACCGAGACGGCCTTTCCGATCAAAATTGCGACAACTGCCGCGGCACCGATAAGACCCAAACCGACGAGAATCCACGCCTGAGGCGTCAAGTCTGTTGTGAACATCAGCAAGCTTGAAACTATGACAACGCATCACAGACAACCCAAAAAGCAATTGCGCCTGCAATACAAACCAAGCACCATCCAAAGGCCTTGCTTCTGAGTGCCATGTCTTTATCCCTGAGGAACACTTCACCCCCCCCCCCTTAGAGCTTCATCAAATAACGCACTCACCACTCTTTGACCAGCCGACGTAACCGAGCTAAAACAACGATAAGAACGTATGCAAAACCACAGTACGCAATGCCATAGAGAGGAATCGCCGCAACAATCGGGAGTTCGCTAGCCATACGCAACACCTCCGCTAATTGAAGTAAAATGTCAGTCATTGAGCACCTGCCCTACTTTAGAGGTGTCCATAAAAAACCCCACAAGGTTGCAGCCCTGTGGGGTTTCGTTTCTTTTGGAATTGGCTCATGTGCCAATCGTTCGCCCAGGATTGAACACGCCTTGGTCAAAGGGAAGCAAGCCGCTTCCCTCAAACCCAAAAATCTGCTCGTCTGGGTAAATGATCAAAAAATTCGTCAGCACGCCCGATGGACGGTTCAAAAGCCCATACACCTCAAGGATTTGAGCCTGCAATTCACTAATGCTCCCAATGATGACAATCGAATTGATAGTCATATTTTGGTAATCAACCACAAACACCTTGGTATCCGTCAACTGACTGAGCATGTTGTTCATCGTTGCGGCAGTTGCGTTCGAAAGATTGCACCTCGCACGATAAAACAACAGGAATCGGTAGTAGTCGTCATCAAACCGCGTGAAATCCGAGCCGACTTTCAGTAAGCGGCTGACGCCTACGCGCGTGCCCCACCAGTCAAGGTACACCCCCTTAGCCGTTCGCATGTCAGCAATCGTTTGCTGGAGGCTTTCGAGTAACTCTGTAGCATCGATCTTGTCCCTGAGCATCGATGCACTCTGCCGGATGCGCGTCGCGTGCGAGTACTGGGACTGAATCGCGTCCGTCGACATGTCGGCAAAGTCGGCCATGTTCTGAACGCAGTCAACGCTCAGGATGTCCTCCCACGTCTGTGTTTCTGCCATCATCAGCCCCCGAAAGCAAGCGTGATTGACTTTTCCGACAACGTCGGGCTTTTGTTCGCAGGCACGTCAACGCTAGAGGACTGTGAGCCCCCAGAGATGCCGATGACGATTTCTTTGATTGGGGCGTCCGTCACGTCCTGAATGCACTTATAGAATCGGCTTGCGTAAACCGTCGTAGCGAGCTTCACTCTGGCGTTTTTGAGCTCCCCAAGGAAGTCAGAGATGATCGCCGCTTTAACGTTTGCCTGCGTCGTGGCGTCCATGTCGTCGCTGAAGAACGTCACCTTGACAGTAAAGTCCACCGCCGTCGGTCGGACGATGTTATAGACATAAGACGCGTTGAAATGCTCGGTGTCAATGAACGCAACCTGAGTGTCGCCCACCGTCCCGCACCCCGCGCTCTTGCGCTCAAAGATCGTGCGGGCAATATCGTCATCATCCCCGCCGACAATGCAGACCGCCACGCTGTGGCCCTTGATCGATATCCCGTACTGAGTTTGGGTTTCGTTCGTATAGTTTTCCAAGACCACACAGTCGAGAACGCCTTCAAGTGCGGACAAATTGGACTGCATGTTCTCAACCGTCCCGTTCGCATTGATCGCATAGCTCTGCTTCATGCGATTGAGTAGCTCGCCGTCCGGCTCCTCGTCTCGCCCGGTGTTCCCCGCGGCAGCGTTCGTCACCGAATCCCACCCCGCGATCACCGTCACGATCTGCGTCACGGTCTTTGCGCCGATCTCAATGGCACCGTGCTCAACGCAGGAAAACTGAGTGTCGACGCTGCCGGAATCCGGGATCATCACCCCGCCAGCCACGGCGTGTCGGAGCTGATTGCCCTGCGTATCCTGCACAATCGCGCCGTAAGGAATGGCAGTGCCTTTCAAACCAGTACATGTACAGACGACGACCGTCGGCTCCGAAATCTTGCGTGTGAGCCCATAGAGCGCGGCTAGGGCATCGAGGAAAACACCCGTTGCGGTCTTCGGATTGAGCTGGTTCGCAAGGAAAGCCACCTCACGATTTTTAGCCGCAACTTCAGTCGTCACCAAGTCCACGACCTGGCCCATGGGCGATGCCGAATCCACGTTTAGGAGCGGGTCGGAGTCACTGACTTTAAAGGCCTCCTGAAAGCCCGAGGCAACGTCGTCTCGCACCTCCTTAACGGTCGGGACGACCACCCCAGTATCCGCGTTAAATTCTAGCTGTGCCATAACTGCCGCCCTCTGTTGTTACCTGTACCTCAGCGCTCAAAACACGTGTTGTTGTATCAAGCGCCTTTAGCTGAACCGACTCAACCGTAAGCACGCCTGGCACACTCAATGCCGCCGAACGCAAATCTTCCGTTGTAATGGCTTCCTGTATCGGCTGAGCGATTTGGTCCGAAAACCAATTGATCCCTTGATCCCACCGAAAGACGGCATCGTGGTAGAAAAGCCGCCCCTCGTTGCAGACGTTTTGCAAGATCGCCGGGGCTTCACGAAGCATCGCCACATTCCCGTTTCCGTCAAGCTGTAAGTCCCACTCTGACGAAAGCTCTGCTGTGTAGGCCGTATGCGTCATATGCGAACCTCTAAGGAAAATTAAGGAGTTGCCATCTGTGGTCACTGGAAGAGCCCGCGAAAAGCCGCGACAGCCGCGACGATCACGCATAGCCACGCGGCGGCACAAACCGCCCACGCAAATACTTTCCCGTAAGGCGGTAAATCTTTGTTTGACATGAACATTAGGACGTGCCTTTCTAAAAATCGTAAAATATTCATGCGTTCATTCACTCTTGCTAAAAATGAATGCAAAAACCCCGCAAGGATGCCACTCCCTGCGGGGTGCTTTTTTTGATCTGTTTAGGTTCAATGCGGCGCGCTCGTGGTGCCATCTGGGCAGGTATGAACATGACCCTTTAGGCTGATTCCATCTGCCACAACATCACCTGAGACCGTAGCCCCGCCGCCGCCCGATACCGCAAGACCACCCGAGCCTGTGATTTTTCCATCAACCTTCAGCGTACCCGTGATGTGGGTCTCGGGGGTGTCGATCTTGCAATTGGAGCTCGCATTGATCGTCGCCGTAGCCGTGTTGACGGTGCACGATGATTTCGCGTTGATCGTCTCCACGTTCGTATTGATCGTCACGGTTTTCGGTGCCGTAATTGTTATGTCCCCAGTGTCTTCGACCCTAACAAAAGTTGTCGGAGTCTGCCCCCAGAAACCGCCCAAGTAGAACCCGTCGCTCATGTCGTAGCACCGGAAGCTACCCGGTTGAACAGCTTCGCTCCCGCCCGTGAGCGTGGATACGTCTTGCTGTGCGAAGACAGCCAAACCAACGTCCCCAGGCTTCGGGTCACAAATCAGTGCGGCCGTGCCGTGCTGAAGCCGAAACCACCTGAGCTTAGGAATGGAGACAGGCTCGAGCGCCTTGCCGGACGCACTTCGCATCTTGACTAGCGGCGTCGCGCTCAGGTATCCAGCGCCCGCGCCATCACCGGGACGCGTGATCGTGTCCACTCGCACGGGAATCGCGGTATTAACCATGCCCTTGATGACCGAGCGAATCAGAAAATCCAGGACGTTGATTTGTGAGCCCGATGTAAACGCGTTCTGCGGCTGTGCGTACTCTGACATTTCATTCTCCTAACCACATGCCATCAAAGGACGTTTCCCAAGAACTCGCCCCAGGGTTGTGCGCGCTCAAAGAATGTTGAAGCTGAGTGATCTTCCATACGCCTGAAGCATGAGGGACGATCGTCTGCACACTCACCGCCGCCGCCACTCGTAGCTCTGGACGGAAAAACGTCCTGCATTGGATGCCCGTATTCGTAAACGTCGGATACCCAATCATCCCTGTGTCAGCAGAGACAACGGGCACGCCGCCTTCTGCACGCCTTACGCCGTCCTTCGGCACAACGATCGTCTTGTCGTCATCAAAGATGATGTCCGCGCCTGCGGCATTCGCAACCGTTTTCATCTTTGTGATCGGGTCTCCGTAGACCGTCATGTCAGAAACCGTTGCCTGCACACCGTCGTTTTGATACTCGAACCCCGCCTGCGCACTCTGAGACTTGATAAAGTCCCCGACGTCCTGAGACCCCTGCACGCTCACAGTCGACGCGGGCTCGAGGAGCGGGTATGCGCCAACCTGCGCTTCTATCTTGAGCACGGGGCTCGAGCCGTTGAGATCGGCGTATGCAACCGTGACGCACCCGCGAAAAATCACAGGCAACTCCTGCCCCTGCTCACCGGCCGCGATCTCTATCGCATTCCACCTACGACCGAGAGGCTTGAAGGCGAGTGTCGTCAATTGCCCCATGGTGTCGAGCGACAGGCCGTAAATCTCAACCTGCGCCGTCGCGAAATCCACACCCCCGGTCTTTGAGATAGCTACGTTCGTAGCAAAGCCCTGAAAGGTGTGCTGGTTGTTCGCGCCGCTCTTGTCAAGCGTAATCGTTACGCGGATGTCTTTTAGGCTGTAAGTGCTCGCCATTCTTCTTCCGTCGCGTAGTTGAGCGTAAAGCGTTCGCCCAGTGCATCGTATTGAGGCGATGCGGATTTTCCACCGCTGTCAAGAAAGAAAAGCCTGCCTGCGAAATCAGGCGTATTCCACACGGGGATAGGCGACATCGTGCGGCACACGTGGCTGTCGCAAATCTTGACCTCATCAGCCGTTAGCGTGAGATACAAAAAGCCGCCCATCTGCCGCAGATTTATAACGCAGTTTTGCCCATCAAGGACGATGGAAAACTCCTGATTAGGAAGCGTCTGCAGTGGTATGCGTATCATCATCTTCCTCACGAAAAGAGATCGGCAACGAGGCCCCCTTGCGCCTGCCCCGTCTGCACCTTGTTCGCTGCATTGGCGCTCTTGGGTGCCCACGCAACAGACGCCCCGCCGACCTTTGCCGATTGCACCTCTCGGAAATCAACATGGATTTCAAGCGCGTTAGCTCCGTTCGTTGCCGAGCGTGTATAGCCGTACGACACGACAGCCATGCGGCTATACACCTTAGAGGGCGTTAGGATGCGAAAGAGCTGAGTCCCGCAACGATAGGACTCGAGCCTAGAGACCGCCTCCTGCTGCGCCTGATAGTCACCAGAGAAAAGCAGACTGACAGAACACTCGGACGGTTGAGGCACCTTGTCATAAGCGTATAGCGCCCCGTTCTCCTGCGGCTCCGTCGGAACATTGGCTGTCGAGTTGTCCTCGAACCCATCAAGCGCCGTGTAGCCGCAGAACGGCCGCGCATTCTCATCAACGATTGCCCACACTTCGGCCATCCTTCCCTCACTTTGAAATTACGCCTGACTGCGCCGCTACGAGCATGCGATTGCGACGGCTCAACGCATTGTCCATCGCGCCACCAACAGCCTGACCTACGGCTTCGGGGTCGCCGTTCGTCTGGATGTTGTTTGTCACCTGAATCTGCATGTCGTTCGTCACGCCCGGGCCTGCGCTCGCAGACTTGGCCGCCGCAAAGCTCCCGACAGTTGCCTGCATAGGCGTCTCACTGAAGAAGCCCGAAAGCGCATCACCCAAGCGAGCGAGCGTGTCGGACGAACTTTCCTGCGAGGGCATGCCGGCGTAGGCAACCGGGGCATCGTACTTGACACGAACGATCTTCGGATCGTTTGCCCGCACTGGAGCTTCCGCCCCCTTCTTGTCGCCATCGTCACCCGAGAAAAAGTCCGCAATGCCGCCGAAAGCATCCTTGATGACACCCTTGGCAGAGTCCACGACGCCCGATGCAGCGCCCTTGATCTTCCCGCCAATATCGAGAGCATCGGCAATCCACGCGCTCAATTGATCGACAAGCGCCTTGAAGGCGTTCTTTGCCCAGTCAATGGCAGTCCTGATGCCGCTCTCGAGGGCCTCAGCTATGGCCTCGCCCAGCGCCCCGACGTCCGCGATCACTTGACCAATTGCATCGGCCGCGCGATCCGGCATGGAGCTGAAGAAATCACCAACACCGCCGAAGAAATCCGCCACACCTTCTTTGAAGGAACTGCCGATTGACTTGATCTCGTCCCACAACTCGCCGAGAGCCTTGACTGCATCCGCGGGGAGCTCGATGAGCGTGCTCAGCCAGTCTTGGCATGTCTCGCGGATCGTCTGAATCCTTTCATCGGATACGCCGATAAAGCTCAGGAAGCGGCCGAGAATCGAGTTCCCGCCCCGAATGAAGGCGAAGAGATCATCGAAAGCCAACGCGAGAGCAACCACAGCGGCAGTCACGACGGCCACGGGGTTCGCGAGCATTGTCGCGTTGAGCGCCGCCATGATGCCCTGACCGCTCTTGAGCACCTTGAAGAACGTCGACGAGGCCGTGATCGCCTGAATGATCGACCGGCCGTAAGTAGCAGCCAAAACCGCACCGACGCCCGCCAAAACGAGCTTGACTGCGCGGCTGTGCTCTCGGATGAAGGCAACGCCGTCGCCGATCACCTTTAGCACTTTGTTCACCACCGGGAGCACGGTAACGCCGAGCATGTTGGCGAGCGCCTGCGCCTGATCAGTGAACTGCCGCCAGCGAATGTTCATCTCGCGCGCGGCCTTTGCCTGTTCCGGTGTGAAGGCAACGCCCTTGTAAGCCTCGGCCGCATCGTTCGCGCTGTCCTTGAACTTAGTAAAGACTGCGGCCGCATCCTGGCTCAGCCCCATCGCATTCAAAAAGTGCGATGCCTGCTGATCGGTCATGCCCTTGACGGCCTCGCCAATGCGGAAAAACTCATCCGCTGAGCGGCGCTTGTCTACCGTCCACGACTCCAGTGCGCTTTTGAATGCCTCCTCGCTGCCGCCGGCGTCACGATTAGCCTTCGCCCACGCGTCGATCTTGTCTGTGGCAACGCCCGTTCTCTCGCTCAGAATGTCGAGACTCTCGCCCACCTGAGAAAGATTCTGAAAGAGCTGGTGGCCCGCAAAGACCGAGGCGAATGGCGCAACTACCTCCTTGAAAAGCGTGCCGAGCTTTCCCATGCGTCCGGCCAGTTCATCCATGGCTCGCCCGGTGATGAGCGAGGCCTTCTGCCCAGCCGTACCGATCGCCATGACGCGCTCGGCCACCTCATCAGAGACTCCGCCGAGCATAAGCGTCGACTTGGACGCGCCGGCTGCCATCTGATCGATTTCGGCGCCGCTCACTTCCATCCGCTTGCCGAGGTCCGAGACGGCCTTGGACGCGTTCTCGAGTCCTTTGTTCAGCTCCTCGCTGTCGAGGCCGAGAGCGATTACGAGTCTGTCTACTACACTAGCCATTTTCTTTCTCTAGCCTTTGTTGTGCGAGCCACGAATGGTAGTTGCGGAGCTCTAAAACCTCGAGGAGCTCATAGGCCTCCTCGAGCGTCAATTTTTCTTTGAGTTCGACCATACTGGCCAAACCTGCGGCGACAATCGCGCCGCAGATTTTGGGAACATTCGCAAAGGACGCCACGCCCTTTACTTTGAGGCAGGCGTTTCGGTACTTTGCGGCATAAGGGACTTCAAGGCGTCGCCATCGAAGAAAAAACCGAAGTTCCGGCGAAGTGATTCAATCCTGAGCTTCGTCAGTGTCAACGGGCTCTCGATGACGGCGCACGCGGACTCACCTTCGAGGCGGCGCAGCGCATTGCCCTGCACAAGCGTGCAGCACGAAAGGAGATCGTCAAGCAGAGGGCGTGCCTCGTCGTAGGGAATCGTGAGAATGGTCTTCAGCAAATCCGCGGGCTTGTCGCTGAAAACCTGCTGAATGTCGTCAACGTTACGCCCCATGGCAAAAGCCGCGCGGTACATCCACTGCTCGGCCTTGTAAGCCGACATGGGCGCGATCGTGAAGCTCTTCAGCGTCGTGCCGTCTTGTACTTCAATCTTAGAGACGTCCATGTTCGCTCCTTAAAGCACGCGCTCAAAGTCAAAGCCCCACTGCGTCGGCTGCATCGTGCGAGACGCCGCCGACATCGGAGGGGCACTCTTGAGGACGCCCTTCACGAACGTGCGCGTAACCCCCAGCGCAGGGATGTAGCACGTCAGAGTACATTCGTACGGCTTGTTGTTCGCCTCCATGCAGTCGCGCACATACTCAAGTGCAGAGGCAGACGGAGAGGAGGCTTCGAGCGTGAGCGTCACAGACGAAATGTTCTTGATCACGCCTGCCACCATGTATCCGTCGACCGATCGGCGCGTTTCCGCCATCTCGATCGAGTCACTGGAGAAAATACCGTCGGCGCTAAACTGCTGAAGCTGAATGCCCGACGGGTAGAGCTCGTCCACAGTCAGAACGAGCTGAGCATTTGCAGACGTTACGTCAAAGTTGGAACTGGCCATTTTATGCCCCTAAAAAGAAGCCCCAACGGCCAAACCGTCAGGGCTGATGATGTTCACTAGATAACTACAATCACTTCTGCGGAAAGAGCCTGAACGCTTCCTGCATACGCGTAGAAGATCGTCACGGAAGGCGCTTCGCGGTTCGCACGACCTGCGGCATCGGGCAGGGTGATGCCTAGCCAATAGCCCTTGGAGGTGATCGCCTGAATCACGTCCTCGCCATCGTCGCCCGTCTCCTGCATGATCTGCGACTTCTGCGATTCATTGAGCACGAGACCGGCGTCAATCACGCCGTTGTTGATGCAACGGTTGATCGGATCCTGGCACCACGCGCGAATCAGTGCCTCGCCTGCGGCGTTGTACGGCACTCGGTTGACGTTCTTGAAGCCCGACATGCAACTCGTCTGGATCGCGGAGCGCAGGTAGATCGAGCCATAGAGCACGTCAACGAAGCCATAGAAGTCGCTAGAGAGCGTCCCTCGGTTGAAGAACTGGAACTGATCATTTCGCGTAGCGTACTGGCCGATGAAGTTGATGCGGTTGCCCTCAAGCGCGTTCGCAACGGATTCCTCGAGAACGTTCGGGGAAAGGCCGGAGGCGTACTTGGCAAACCAAGTCTTCATGCCCTGCGTGCGGTTCCAAGCGATAGAAGCACCGCAGGCCATAGCCATTGCAGAAAGCCCCCACGTCGGGAAGTAGATCGGGGCTACGACGTCGTACTTATCAACAATCTTTGCAAGCGCGCCATTCGAAGCCGTCAACGTGCTTTCAAGATTCTTGTCGCTAGACCACGGGAAGTAAACGAAATCATCGTAGATGTCCGCCCATGCGGCAAGGGCTTCAATTTCTTCAAGCTCGGCCTCCCAAAGCGTCGTAAAGCCGACCCAGTTCCGCGTGACGGCGCAGATCGCCTCCATATTGGCCGTCTCAGTCATAGCATCAACGCCCTGAGAGAGCACAGCACCAGTCGCTTGCGTCAGGCCGAGCATTTCGCTGAGGTCGGTGCCGCTGTCGGACTTAGAGGCGTAGCTAATCGTCGCTGCCTTGCCCTTCGTATCCGTCGTGAACGTGAAAGCGTTGAGATTGCTGTCGTACGTGCCCTTAACGCCCGAGATCGCCGTTGCAATCTTCGTCGCGGCATCGGAGAGCGAGGTGGCCGAGGAGAGATTGATCGAAGCGGCCTTCTTTTCCTGACCGCCGACGCTGATCTTGAGCGAGCCGTCAGTGATTTTCTTCAGGGCTTCGAGCGTAACGGAAAGCTCGCCGCCGCGAATCCAAGCGCCGGCAGCCTCGGTGACACGACGTGCGATCACAAGAGACTTCGGCGCACTCTGCTGATTCTGCACGCCGCTGAAATACTGCTGAGCAAAAGCCGTCTCTTCGGCCTCGGCTCCAAACATGGCAGACACATCCGCCGTCGACGAAAAGGCTACCGCGGGCGTACTGGCGGGAAGAACAGCGCTCTTCGTGAGCACAAGGCCGTTCGTTTCAAGATCGCTACCGCCGCCGCTAATCACGCGCGGAGAGACCGCAACGATGCGGGATGCAGGCAAAGACATATGGATATCCTCCAATGAAAAAGCGCCCCTGCAGGGCGCTCTTGGGTAAGTTAATTAGACAATGCACATCAGCGCGGCGGGAATCGCACATCGACGTTATGCACGCCGACATGCACGGCATCAGTGCTTTCAACATCAAGCCTGACGACGTGCGTGTAGGTGATGTGAAGCGTCGTCGTCCATCGCTGGACATACTGATTTTCATCCACCACCACGGTCGTATTGCGAACGTCATCAGCGTAGAGACTGGATAGTCCGTACTTCTGAAAGAAGTCGCAGCCTGACACCGTTCTGGCCACCGTCGCGACCGATTCTGCGCGCATACGGGCAGTTTCAGGATGATCGCTATAGACGTCGACTTGAACGCTCATCTCGACCAATCTAGAGACCACGGCGTCCATTTTCTGAGTCGCCGTGTCCCACTCATAGGCCTCGACGGGCGTCCCGATCTCACGGTGCGCGATGATCGTATTAACGACGTAATCGCGCGAGTCCGGCAGAGAAAGGTTGTTTTGATTTCCCGCGATGACGTGCGTAGCCTCAAGGCCTGACATCATCAGCAACTCGAAGTCTTTGACGGCCTTGTAGACCGTCTCATCGGAGACGATCGTAGAGCGCGTAGGAGGGCTTTGCATCATAACCATACAATCCCCTGCGGCGGGCTTAGCTGAAGCGTTGCGCGCACACTCAACCAGTTGACGCCTGAAAAGTTTTCTAGAACCGCATCTACAGCCCATACCGTCCCGTCCTTGCGCAGGATGTAATCCCCTGCGCGGGAGAGCGGGCGAAAGATGCCTGCGGTCTGTTTTGCAAAGTCCTTCGGGGCGAATAGGTAGAACTTACGCACGATCGAATTAGCCCCCGCCATGTCGGCATGAAACAGCGCCGCATCGCCCTCGCTTTGCACCTGCGCCATAACGCCCATAGTGCGCTCGTACTGCGGCGCGGCAAAGCCATTTTCATCTGGCACTGAGCCCGTTGAGTGAAGTAGCTGAACTTCCTCATCCGGGTGGATCGCATTGATCGATCCGCGTACCACTGCATGTAAATTCAGCCCCATACAACTCCCTGATTCTCAACCCTGAAGCTCATGTTCATTTGACCTCAAAGGCGATTGAGTGAAGCAACGCCCCCGACAAAACCATCGGCTGCGTCGTGGCGGAGCTGGCTTTCGACGAGTGGTTTTTGCCCCCAGTCTTACGCCCTGCGGACTGCGCGGCATAGAGCTCCATCGTAAGCGGAGCACGCTCTGGAAACTTTTCCTTTGACGTCCCGCCACTGGCGATCGTTGCCTGCACATCCTGCGCGGCCACAGTGCCCAGCACCGCAAGTGCAGTGCTTGGGTCTTTCATGCCTGCGAGCGCCTTCTTCAGCACAGCCTTCCATTTTTCCTGCTCAGCAACGAGCGTCCCTCGCAGGAAAGGACGGGGCGGGTTGACTAAGGCCACACCGGGCTTAATGGCAGCGTTCGCGAAGTCTGGCTGTCCTCTATCGCCCATCGGCACAGGTCGCCCGATCGCACCGCTCAAGAAGAGCGATTGCTTAGGCGTGACGCGTTGCACCCAACCGAATTCGACGTACTGCGCGTACTCGGCAATGCTTGCGTCAGTCACCCCAACCTCGACCACTTTTGCGGCACGATTTCCGTACTGCTTGGCGAGCCCCTCCAGCCTTTGCGTCACCTTGCCGGCGTCAACCTTGATGCCCATCACTACCCCCACGGATGATAGTTATCAGAGACGTACAGACGTCCTCCGAGACGGTATTTGCCCGTCATCATCCAATACGTAGACCCGCACGGCGTCTGATTCCACCACTGCGCGGACTGCGAGTTGCTCTTGATGAGATCAAACGAGGTCGAAACCGAGCCTTCGGAGGCACTGGCCACGCGCCCGGGCTGATCGCCGCGGGTCGAGAGCGTGGCCATGTGACACAGCGCGTAATAGAGAAGCACCTTACGCTCGAGCACTGGGGGCGTCGCATCAGGTTCGAACGGGGCAAAGCTATCTGCGTCAGTCGTGCCGACGATCGCCCCCACCTGATCCCACAGCACGCCCAAGAGCACATCATTGATGACGGTCTCTGTCAGCCCCGGGAACCATGAGCGGAATTCTTCAATATCAAGCGCTACGTCCATTTTTAGGCCTCGATGTCTTTTACCTTCTCAACGCCGACCGAAGCCGGATCGACAGGCTCGACGCCCGTGCGCATCTCGGCAATCTCATCGCGGCGCGCCTTGAATTCCTTCTCGCTCCTCATCTCCCAGAGGAGCGGGGGCATGGCGGTGAAGGCGCGCTCGCCACCATGTTTGCGCTTGATGTCCTCCCAGTCTCGGCGTGCTACGCCCACCAGGACGGCATTCCCTGCACCGAGGAGAACGCCCTTTGCCTTCCCCCTTAGCGCGTGATTAACCCCCGGGAAAACAACGGTTTTCGTGCCACCATTGCCATTGTCAACGTCATCAAACTTGAGCCCGAGGGGCATGCCGCAGGCAATGTAAATGATCTCATCGCCTGCGATGTCAGAAACCTTCTTTGCTTCCTGCTCAGCGGTGTCGGCAATGATGCCCGTGGTGCCGAGAGCAGAAGCCTTACGAGTACGAGTAGTGCGAGCCATAAAAAACCTATTCGTGACAAGAGTTTGGGCAGGGCAGGCGTGAACCCGCCCCGCCGTGGAGATAAAAGCCGTACGTGACGGCCCAAGGGGCATCAAATGCCCGTCATCGTGCAGACCATGGACGGGCGGCGGATCACGCAACCCCACGTGCCGGCCGTAGCCTTCTGCGTGAAGCTGGATTCATGCGCGATCAGGCGACCAAGACCGAAGGCACGAGAGAAGGCGGAGAAGCCCGTTTCGTCGCCGTACACTTCCTTGACCGTCATGTAAAGCATTTCACCGGAGGCCGTAGAGAGCTCGGGAAGCTGAACGATTTCGATGTTCGGATAGTTTTCCTGCAGCATGACCTTAGCCGTCTTGCCAAACTGGTTCGGCTGAGTCAGGTAGCCAATCATCTTGTTGGAGATGCCCAGAACAATCGGGGCGTTCACGTCAAGATGACCGCCATTGTTAGCGGTCAGTTCCTGCCACAGCTTGTTCACGTCATTGAACACGAGCGTGGCCGCGTTGTTCGGATCGGCCGCGATCTTTTCAGCCCACGTAGATTTGCTATTGACCGACACCGGAGAAATCGATTCCGGGATGTTCGGATCATTGAGCATGCCGTAGATTTCCATGCCCGCAACGCCGTAGAGCTGGAACTTGTTTTCAGCTCGGGCAATGATTTGAGCGGCCGCGTTCTGCTTGCGAGCGGGGAGGTTGACATTGGCCTCGGCGAGCTTCGCCGTTTCGAGATCGCCGTACTTAATCGTCGTCTGATAACGGAAGTTCTGACGAACCGGGAAGTTGTAGTTGACGTCAGTGCTCGTGCCGTTCGCGAAGTCGTTGTACGGCGAGACCTGACCGGCCACCTCTTCCACGCTGAAGGTCGCGTAGTCCTGCGTAAAGGAGCCAACGAGCGTCTTGTCAAAGAACTTCGTGGCATTCGTGACACCGAAGAGCACATCAATGATGCGCGGGTCGACGTACGTGTAGAGAGCCGCGGGCGCGCCGACGTTCGGCTGCGTGGAAAGCGCGGCATCCTGTGCGAGCTGGTCGCGGTTGATGTTCGTGAGGACGATGCGACCGTCCTTTTCATCGAACGGCATAAAGCCGACGGCGTACGGAGCCTCGATGCCGCGCGCCTTGGCATTCAGAAAGTTTTGATCCATATGAATTTTCAGGGCCTTTGCTCATCACAAAGGCCACTCCTCCAAATAGTTTGTTTAGGGAAGCGTTGCAAGCGCGGTGCCGATAGAGCACGTTCCACCACTCGCCGCCGTGACCGCGTACAGCTTTTTCGTCGTAGCGTCCGACACGATGTCGCCGCGTTTCCACGACGTAGGAGAGTAAGCCATAAGCCCCCCTTAGCCTGCAACCGTCACGCCAAAGTTCTGATAAATCACGACATCACCCTTGGCGACGCTCTTGACGCCGCGGGGGAAAACCACTTGCCAACCCGTGTCGTTCGTAGTGCCGGCGGCACCATACGTGATGGCACCCGTAGCCGGATCGCAAAGGACGGACTGGCCTTCGGTAACCGTGCCCGTGGCGACAGCATAGAACTGACCGCGAATAGCGATCGGCGGGCAGACACCCTGCGGATAGACCTGCGATGCGTCAGCAGTGAGCGTCGGAATCGTAGCGATGACGTCACGTTCAACAAAACCGACGGGCTTGGCACCGGACGTGCCCTTGAGGGAGACCACGTTCGTTTCACCCGTAACGTTGCCCTTGAGCGCCGTAGCAAAGCAGAAAGTACCTGCCTGAACGGTGCCGTCGGAGACGTAGTTGAAAGCCGTGTAAACGGCCTGCTTCGGATTCACTTCCTGACCGGCGATGCCGACGGCAGGATCAGTCTTAACAACTGCCTGAAAACCCATGATTAATACCCCTTCTTGATTTGAGAAAGCTTAGTGGAGAGAATGGAGTCGGCCTTGCCCGTCTTGAGCTGGGCGTCCTGAGCGAGCGAGCGCTTGGCAGAGACCTTCTTGCCGGCCATGAAGGCGAGATAAGCGGTGCGGGCGGCTTCGGGACGAACGCCCTTGATGCTCACACCCTCCTGCTCCAGCGCGGCCAAATAGACGCCTTCGGCAGAGTCGTAAGCATTGAAGCGGACGCGACCGAGCGTCTGAGCGCACTCATCCATTGCCGTAAAGCGTCGAGCGATGCGGCGTTCGACGCGCTTAAGCGCGGCGTCCTGCCCCAGTGCGCGTTCTTCGCCCTCGGATTCATGCTCACGATCGAGCTTTTCAGGCTCGGTCTTTTCCTTTCGTTCGCCATACCGCACACCCTCGGCAAACGCCTTCTGGAACTCTTCAGGCTCCTCGTCGTAGCCGCAGGCCTTCAGACCGTCCTGAATGAGCTGAGCGCATTCGTCGTTATCTTCGGCGGGCTTTTCGTCCCCTTCGCCGTCGTCTTCCCCGAGCTCGATCTCATCGTCTTCGGCTTCGGTATAGGCGAGCCCCTTGAGCGCGTCAGCAAAGCCTTCGGCATCCTCGGGTTTCATGCCCTTGGAAACCATTTCGGCGATGATTCGCTTGATGGCTGCGTCCTTGTCCTCGTCAGCGGCTTGCGCCTCTTCAGCGGGTTTGTCGACCACGTTCCCCTCCTCGTCCTGCTCATGCAGGTCTTTGATTCCATTGGCGGCAGCGGCGATTGCATCAGCAAGTGCCACCTCCTTCTTCTCGACGGCAGGATCGCCGTCAGCTGCGGCTACGGGAGCCGCGTTCTTTTCCGTCACGTCCATAGGTTGAGCCTCTCTTAAGTGACTGTCTTGCACCAACACATCGCGCCCCGCGCGGCCCTGCTCCACCAGCGCAACATGGTTGGCGGTAATGTCACGCATAACGAAGTCATAGTCTTCGCCGTCCGGCGTCTTGCCGGGGGTGAAGTCAGGGGTATATCTGTACGAAAGAGACAACTCACGCATCGACCCATCGACGATGCGCTTGATTGCATCCTCAACAGTGAAGTGCAGCGAGTTGTCTAGGTATGGCGCTCTAAATGCGCCGTCTGTCCCAGTGGAGCCGACGCGCGTTTTGATCTGCGGCGCGTCTGCGTAGTCTGGATGATGGTTGAGCTGAATCGGGATGCCGTTCGTGCTCTCGATCGTCTCGGGCTTGCTCAGCTCCTCTGGCGGGCAGTATCCGCGATAGATCTTCTGCGGATCGAGCCTCAGACGCTCCCAGTCAGGCACCTCATGCCCGTAGTACGGTCGCACCTGCGCTTTGGTCAAGTGCGAGACGGCGACATGGAGGTTCCCGTTCTTGTCATACCTCCTCACGCTCTCGGCATCTAGGGCAAGTAAATAGCGGTCGTTGTTCATTTCAATATGTCCGATATATCTAGACGGAAAATGCATCGGCAAAACGGCAACAACCCGGGCGTTACGTTCTGGCCTACAGCCGGGTCGTAAAGCCCCTCGGAAAGGTCGAAGCGTTTGCCGTCCATTGCGACATGCGTCTCGCGTGATGAATACCGCCCCGGGACGTGAACCCATACCGCGTGCGTGATGCCCAATGCCTCGGCGTTGCCGCGTTGGATGCCCTGACTGACCTTGATCGACTGATCAAGCGCAACTCGCTTGGCACGGGCCTCCGTGAAGCCCCTAGAGGCTTTCAGCACGCTTTCGATCTCTCCCAGACTCTGACCCTCGTAGAGGCCGCGCGTAATCGTCTCTCGCACTCTGGCGAGGTCATCCGCCTGCATTTTGGTGATGAGCCCCGTCATGCCGTCCACGAGCCCCGGCAACGCTTTTGCTGTGCTCGGCGCCATGTATCGATTCTTGACGATAGGGATCGTCCACTTTTCTTTGAGCAGAGTAGGAGTGATGCCCGCGCGTATCAGCGCACGCCGCTGGCTCGCTGTCACGTTTTGCGCCATTGCGCGGACAAACCATCCCGAGACGAGCTTTGCGCTTTCTCCCGCGTGAATCATCCACCGCGCCATCTTCTCGGCGAGACTCAGGTCAAGCTTTCGAGCGGCATCGGCGGGATTAGACGCTTTGAAAGCGCGTATCGCCTCATCTATGATCTTTTTCTCTTTGCGTCCCCACAGTGCGGCGTCCTGTGCAACCGTCTCGACAGGCTGCGTGAAGCAGCCCGAATCGATCAGGTTGCGCAGAAGCTCGGCCGTTGCCTCGCGCGTCTGTTTCTCAATGAGAGCAATCAGCCGCTTTTGCAAGGCCGCCTTGAGCCCGGCATTCGGCTCGATCGCGGGGATCGTCTTAATGCGTTTAGCCATTCAAGCCACCTAGGGACTGAAGCAGTTGCCGCGATTCGTCGGGCGGGTTCGATGCTGGAGCAGGCTCTGCCACTGCGGTCGTAGCCTGCTGAAGCGCGCCAAGCAAGCCCTCGATATCCTCGGGCTCCCCTTCGGGCACCTCGTCACTCAAAAAGCCCAAGTGCATCGCCGGCTCTTTCTTGACCGCTTCACGCATTTCCTCTGCGCTGATTGCCTGAACTTGTGCAAGCGTTGCAAGAGCGCCGGCGCGCGTCTGAGCGGTCATGGCCGCGCTGGCTTCATCTTCCTTGCTCAATTCGTTGAAGTCGAAGGAGATATTCGGGTTGATGCTCCCCATTTCGACTAGTTCAATTGCCTCTAAGCAAGTGTTAATTGCTTCGCGACGCAGCTCTTGCTTGGAACGAATGTAATCGTAGTAGTTACGAATATCGCTTTCGCCCGTTGCGTTGAAGCCGCTAGGACTGATGCCCAAGAGCTTCACGGCAGGCGTGCGGTTGATCGACGCAATCATCTCGAGCGACTGGCGCACGACGTCCGTACAGCCCGCAATTGACGTTTGCACGTTCATCACGCTTTCGCCTTCCTTGTCGCAGACGAACACGGCGTTGTTATCGCGATAGCGCTGAAGCGCCTTCATACGGATGTCGAACAACTGCACCCCGTTAGGCGAGTTGAAGATGTCATCCGTGCTCGTCTGGAAAACGAGAAGCGAGACCTTGCGCACCAAGTCGGCCGTATAGACCCGGCACTGATTCCAGTGCATCACGTAGTCCCAGAGGATCTGAGCCTGCGGAATGCCGAGGAAGTTGTATGCCGGTCGCAGAAGCGTCGGCGGCGGATTGTCAAAAAGCCTAAGCAGGCGCGACTCATGCACCTTCGTTCCCAGCACCCAGAAGTAGCGGGGCTTGAGGTAGTCGGGCTTGAGCGGGTCGATGGCGTTGTAGTCGCCCGGCGATACGTTCACAGGATCGACCACGACAAACCGGAGCTTCGTACCCGGCTGTAGCTCTGCGCTTTCGTTTGAGTAGCGCAGGGGCAACTCGGGATTTTCCGTGCCGGTGTCGACGTAGATAAAAGCCCCGCCCATGTATCCGGTTAGTGTTGCGGCCTCATGAAAGAGCGTGCGTAAGTGGTACTTCTTCTCTTGAAGTGTCTGAATCTCCTCAACAGCCTCCGCGTCATCGCCCGTGATCGTAATCCACTCGCGGGTAATATCATCCGCAACGGTCTGCACGCAAGCACGGATCATGCCGTTCTGCGCAATCTGTTGAAGCGCGCCGTAACCTACGAAAGAGGTCACTGGGTACTGCCCGAGCTCGTAGCCGTGCTGTTGAAGGCTGCGATGAATTGCGCCATAAAAGCCCGCGTCAGAAAGTGCCTCATCTTGCGCTAGGCGCTCTTTTTCAGACACCCCGAGAGTCACCGGAGGGGCGAAACGCTCCCTCACCTTCTCGACCGTCTCGAAGAGCTGAGTGGCTTGCGGCGGCGTGCGTAGCGTGCGGTCGATCTCCTCAAGCGCGGCGATGCGCTTTGCCTGCGCGAGGAGATTGCCGTTAGGCGCTTGGGCTTTCGCCGTCTTTCTTTTCTTCTTGCTCACAATGCTTAATCTCCACTTTGCGCCATTCGCTCAGGAATCGGCGGAAAACGCGGCGCCTTGCGGCCAGCCACCGCACATGCCCGACCAAGTCGACAACGGCCTCAACTGCCTTTGCAATTGCGAATATGGCCACCGACGCGCCTATGGCATACAAGATGATCAAAGCGCCCCAAGCGCGTAACGTCAGTTCAGGTTGCATGAGTTGTGCCTACCGTCCCAGTAAGTAAGCTAGATTCGTCGGATCGATATGCAAGCCGCTGTGCTTATTTAGATCCGTCAATGCCTGGGTCATCGCGTCGCAGTTGTGAACGAGAAGACCGTTGGCATAGAAGCAGTGCGCGTCCTCAATCATCAGATTGAAGACTGGCTGCCTGCTTCCGAACTCGCCAGATGCCCCGGCACTTTCTACTGCACGTGACAGCACTTCTCTTCCGGTACGGGCCGACGAGAGCCGTGAAGTTTGCTCCGCAGACCACGCAGGCCCGTTCTTCTGGCCTCGCATCGTTGTCGTAACGGTATTTGACTTCGCATTTCCTAGAGCAATACTTGGCGTCAGCTCTTTTTGCGAGGAAGGGCTTCCCGCAACAGAGGCAGTTGCATTCTTGCTTGGACTTGGGTTGCTTCGCGTGCTCCCTGTGCCAAGCGCGTCCAGCCTCACTTCTGTGCCAAGCGGACGCGAGAGGCCTGATCCGGTCAAGGTTTCGGCGAACCCTTTCAGTCTTGCGATTGATCGTCTTACTGTGTTCGCTGCGCGATAGACAATCAAGGTTGCTGAATTCGTTGTTAAACGGGTTGCCGTCCTTATGGTGAACCTCCCAGCCGGGAGGGACTTTTTGCCCAGAGTATTTCTCCCAGATAGCGACGTGCAGGCCTTTCGCGCCTTTCCGCCCCTCGTTCGTGGTTGACTGGCTGAGGTAATACCGGCCTTTCGATAGAAGCCGATACGTGATGCCGTCGAACTGGACGAGATTAGGATGCTCGCCTCGGTCATTTGGCGAAGTGTCAACCCCAAGCATTCGTTCTCCGTAACTTGACAGAAAGCCTTGAAACGCCCGTTCCTTGTTAGGAAAGGATGATCCTTTGTCGCCGTGATGCCGTACTTCGTGATCGTCTCGGCCTCGCCGGTCATCCCGGCAACCAAGACTCGCTTAATCCCCATCGGGGTGATGACGTGGTCTCCGGCCTTAAGGCTTTCGATAGGGCGGTCGCCCCACGGCGTGGCGATCAGAGTCCCGGCCGCAAAGCATTGGTCGTCGTGAGCACCTGACGGAAATGCGAGGAGCTCAGGCACCAGATCGCGCTCGACCCACGGGAACCGCTCAGGTGGAGGCAAGTACACGTTCCTAGCCTCCCATAATGGCGTTACGGCCGACGCGCGCGCCTCCTTGCTTTCTTTTGGTGTGATCGGGATGATGCCCGACACTTTTTTCTTGAGCGTCGCGATGATCGCCGACCCGTTCGCTTTGTCTTCCACGAGCTTGCGAGTCACGCGCGGGTACTTGTTTGCCGCCGCGACGAACTGCTCGAGCGTCTTAACGAAGTCCCACTGACCGCGGAATTGGTCGATGAGATAGAAAGAGCTGCCCTTTCTGCCCCAAACCTGCCCGACAACGAAGTCGGACGCTTTCGAGTCTTTGAAAGTCATGTCCCACGAGATCACACTCGCATCGAAGCGCTCGGGCAAAGTGTCCCAGTACTGCACCCAGTCACTCTTGAAAAGCCCGCCGCCTCGAGGTACCGGCCGTTGTTGGAACTGACCCGCGACGGCATAGCCGCCCATGGTCTTTTCCATCTCGGAGACCTGCGCCTCGGAGAAGCGCTCGGGGAAGAGCAGCTCGCCCTCTTTCTTGCGCGGGTCGGCAAAGCCGATGCAAGTCTTGCACCTGCGGCTTTCCTCAAAGCGCATCGGCAACATCAGGTGTTCGTACCCGAGTTCGCGGGCTAGGATGACGCCCGAGGTGTCGCGTTCATGCAAGCGCTGCATGATCACGATGATCGCGCTGTCTGAGTTGTTCACACGGGACGGGACGGCTTCTAGGAAGGTCGTCTCGACCGAGTGCAGCGCGGCCTCGGAAAACGCATCAGCGACGCTCAAAGGGTCGTCGATGATGATGCGGTCGCCTCGGCTACCCGTCAGGCTTCGGAAGGCCATGGACTCGCGAAAGCCCGTAGCGGTGTTCTCGAACTTCGTCTTCGCGTTCTGGTCGCCGCAGAGTTCGACGCCCCATCGCGCCTGATACCAGTCCGAGGAGATCAGGCGACGGCACTTGAGGTTGTCTCGGATTGCGAGGTCTTCCTTATGCGCCGTCGTGAGGTAGCGCAGGGACGGCGAGCCGCCCGCGCCCCATTCCCATGCGGGGAAGAAAACGCCCGTAAGGAGCGACTTCATCATGCCCGGCGGGACGTTCATCAGAAGGCGCTTGATCTGTCCGCTGTGGACAGCTTCTAGGTGCTCGCACATCGCGTCGAGCGCCCATCCCCACTTGATCGGTGTGGCGGGTTCGAGAACGTTCCACGCCATCTTGCAAAACTCGCCCAGTGAACGCCGTGCAAGTTCTCGGTCAAGCTCAATCAGAGTTGGGAGTCTGTTCATTCATAAGCTCCCTAATCTTGCGCAGGTTTTCGGTAGAAACTCCGGAAAGGTCGGGAGCTGCATCAACCTTGACTGCGCCGCCGTCCGCCCCGGTAATCTCGGATCGGGAGGTTTCCTTCCATCCGCAGCGGGACTTCATGTAGAAGATGATCGAGGCGGTATCCCCGCTCTTGATCTTTTCCATGAGCTTGCCGCCGACAAAAACGTTTGCCTTCGCCTTGCCCCTTTTTATGGCACTGGCGAATTGGTCGCTTTCTCTCTTTCGAGCCTTCAGCGGCGTGTAGGAGATTCCGAGTGCGTTGGCAATCTCCTCTTCGTTGTTGCAGACCTGCGCGTATTCTTCAACCTTACGCAGATCGATCTGAATTCGTGGTTTCGTTTCCATATGAATACTCTCGGAAGGTACGGGGCAGTTCCGATGTTCGCCGAGTTAAGACAATCCTTCAAACAGGGTTGAAAAACTCTCGGTTACTGGGTCACCCCTCCGAGAGTTTTCAAATCAGCGAGTTGTAGGTTTTGCCGTCATCGCGAACGGCTTCAAGCCCCGTCATTTCCTGCCACCGCTTGATGATCACATCAACGTAAACGGGGTCGAGTTCCATCAGGTAAGCGACGCGACCAGTTTCTTCAGCTGCGACCAATGTCGTCCCAGAGCCTCCAAAACTGTCAAAGACCACGTCTCCCTTCTTGGACGAGTTCTCCATGAGGTAGCGGAACAGCTCGACAGGTTTCATCGTCGGATGCTCGCCGTTTCTCATCGGGCGATCACAGTCGATAACCGTCGTCTGGCTTCTGTCTGAGTACCACTCATGACTCGCGCCGTCTTTCCACCCATAAAGGCAGGGTTCGTGTTTCCACTGGTAGTCCTGGCGACCAAGAACAAAGGCGTTCTTGTTCCAGATCAGGCACTCGCGCACCTTCCAGCCAACGTCTCGGCAAGCGCCACGGAAGTTGTATCCCTCCGAGTCGGCGTGCCAGATGTAGAAAACGCCGCCCGGCTCAAGGACGGTGTCCGCCATTGAAAACGCATCAACGAGGAACTGCCTAAAGGCCCCATCCTCCATCGAATCGTTTTCAATCGTAAGAGCGTCTTTCGTCTTGCCTTCGTAGGCTACGTTGTAGGGAGGGTCCGTCAGGTAGAGGTTTACCCTACCCCCCCCACAAGCTTAGAAATATCTGTGGCAGAGCATGAATCACCGCACATTACTCGGTGAACACCAAGCGTCCAAACGTCGCCGCGTTTCGATACAGGGTCTGGCTTAGGCTCAGGAATATCAGGCTCGTCGGAATCGTCAGAATCGTCAACGGTCAATAAGTCGTCAAGCTCTTCCGAAGAAAAGCCTATGTCGTCAAGTTCCACGCCTTCCAGTTTCAGCTCTTCGAGTTCGACCTTTAGCAGTTCGTCGTCCCAGCCCGCATCCAATGCGAGCTTGTTGTCAGCGAGAATGTAGGCGCGTTTCTGTGTTTTGCTCAGTCCCGCCAATTCGATCACGGGGACTTCGCTCATGCCGAGCTTTCGTGCTGCCGCTAGGCGGCCATGTCCCGCGAGAATGCCGTTTGTGCCGTCAACAAGAATTGGGTTAGTCCAGCCAAATTCTTGGATCGATCCCGCAATGCGAGAAACTTGCTCATCGCTATGCGTTCGAGCGTTTCGGGCGTAGGGTATGAGGTCTGCGACCTTTCGGTATTCCACCTTGAGACGGGCGGGTGTCTGGTTTTCGATGTCCATGCAGACCTCCTCAAGTCATGTTCTGGACGAATAAAAAACTCCCGTTTTTTTTACGCGGGAGTTTGCGCATGGGTTCGGTCAGCTGTTCGAAAATTTCGAATAACTGAAATGCCACCCTTCGGTTCACTGAGCCTGTTTAACGGGCTTCCCGTTCTGGTCGACAGGCACATAGATGACCTGCGGCTGAGCCTGTGCGGGCTGTTTCGGTTCGTCGTCCTTCGTCATCACGTCGTAGATGGCACTGCCAGCCATAGAACCCGCCGTCGAGCCGACAGCCGAACCCATGACGCTAGACCAGAACCCGCCGCCGCTTGACGTGGCGGAGCTGTTAACCGTCTGGTTGATGACGGTCGTGTTCTTCTTCACGACAGTCGTGCGATTCGGGACTGATCTGGCAGCAGACGGGCGCGAGAAAGAGCGCCCGCCGAAACCGCGACCACCACGAGCATCTGCGGCGGTAGAGATGAAGAATGCAGCCACAACAGCCGCCAAGAGAATCTTTTTCATTTTTCGGGGATAACAAAAAAACCCGCTTGCTTTCGCTTGCGGGTTCGTTTCTTCTGGGCATGCCGAAGCTTCCCATCGGGAAGCCTACTTCGTCACTCTTTCGAGCCGGTTACCTTTAACAGACGTTTATATTTTATCAGAACTTGAGCAGTTATGCTTGCGCTCCTCATTCTCCGAGACTATTGCCATGAGTGCTCGTACAGCCTTTTCTTGGCACAGGGAAAAGGTCTTGTGAGCCAAGCAGAGCCTGCGTTCTATTGATCTTGGATTGACGCGATTCACATAGTACATACGAAGCAATGACTTGTAGACATTAGGGAGAAGTTCAGAGCGGTATGCCTGGTTAAGCTTCTCTGCGTCCTTCAGGTCGACAACCTTTACATCTTGAGGTGTTTTGCATGCTTGTCCCTCCTCTTCTGGCATGCCGTAGAGATACCGCAGGCTTTCACAGAAAACCTGAGTCGGACATTTTGATGCTTGGTGTAGGTTTTCTCGATTAGCTCGCGCCCAGTTCTCCAGTCGCGCCTCGGTGTACTTATCGATCATTAAAACTCCTCAATGCGCCAGCCGCCGCCGTCTTTCTTTGCTTGCTTGTAGACGGCTTTGAAGACAAACGGAAACTTCTCGGCTGCCACCTTGATCTTTGTTTTGGCATCTCCGATCCAGTAGCTCTTGACCTCATGCATCTCCATAACGCCGTCAGCCCGTAGGACGGCGAAATCAGGCGTGTAGCGGCATCCGTCAGCGAGCTTAAGGGTGACGCCTTCAAAGGCATACCAGACGATCTCCTGCGCGTTTTTGGCGGCCTCTAGCGTGGTTGCATAAGCCGCCTCCGTCTTGTTCATAGCGCCGGCCTTCATGCGGCCGAGTGCGAGTACGCGTTTATTCATGCGCGAGCCTCTCGAGGTCGGTGCGCTCCATCAGTCGCAGCATGGAGTCGGCCTGATGCTTTGCGGCGCGAAGAGCCTGCTTGACGCGCTTGCGGTTGTCCAAGCGATCCCATGAGTGATTTCGCACGTGCTGGCTTTCGTCTGCGCAGACGACCGTGTCGATCGTCGTCTCGAGGGTCTTGAGCGTTTTGGCGACGCGTGGCATCTCGTCGGGCGTGAAGAGACTGGTCATTTCGCACCTCCGAAGCGTCCGTTGTAGAACGGCTCACCGCCTGCGCTGATCCAGCCCTTGACGTTCAGGAGCGACAGGCTTTGCTTGTAGAGAGGTACGTAGATGAGCGCATCGTCCTCCCGATATCCGAAGACCCTGAAGCCATTGACAGGACGCCCGTGCCAGGCTCTGAGCAGGAAAAGGCATCGCTCGCCGATTTTGGGGGCATTGAGCTTCCCGTCCTTCTCGATCGGCTCAAAGTCCTCGTCCTTGATTTCGGACATGCGGGTGCTACGAGTGATTTGCATCGGTTTCTCCTTTAGCGATTTTGAGTTGTTCAATTTCGTCGGGTCGCAGGCGTTGTGGTAGCCCCGCCTTCCGCATCTGCCACGTGCCCGCCTTTTCGAGCTTTAGTGGCTTTTCGGGGATCAGGCGACAGCTGTTGCCGAATCGGCGCTTTTGCGGCTTGGCCCAGACTTGACCTGCCTCGTCGACTTCGTACTGGTCGAAGCCCTTGATATCCCATCTCATAACGTCCTCCTGTGGTCAATATGCTTTTGCTCATTCGTCCCAGTCATCGCTCTCAAAAATCCATGCAACGTACATGACGAAAAGCAGGACGATCCCTATAAGGCATTCGATTTCGTCCGTCATGCGAGGACGCTCCTTAGCCAATACAGCGATGAAACAACGGCGGAAGCCGCGTACACGGCCGCAATCATTGCCGATATGCCTCGCAGAAATGGCGGCGTAATCGAATCACCCAAGACCTGTGCCCGATAAGCTGCCTCCTGAAAAGCCCAAAAGATTCCGAGCGTGAGCACGCCGAAGGCCAAGATCGAAAAGAAGAGTTGCGCAAAGTTCATCTCTTAGCCCCTCCAGTCGCGAAAAATCCATGCGATTGCGACTATGCCAACAACGACCGTGAGCACGCACATGTAAGTCCAAAACCCTGTCATTCTCGTTACCTCTCTGGCTCCCCCGTGAGATGATTGAGGCGTGTTCCCCAACACATTCATCAACCAACCCACGGAGGAAATCGTGTTTGATCCGTTTTCTGTCATTGCCGCGATCGCTACGGCGGCCACAG